TTCAGCGATTGTCAAAGAACGAACAAATAATGCCATCGAGGAGTCCTTTCATTTTCATCAGTGACTCCTCTAATATCTTAAACCATTGTAAAAAGTACAAGATTAATTATTTGGATCGGCACTAGATCCAGAACGCAGAGAAGATCGACTTGTAGATATCCATACTGAAGCAACTGAAAAAGAATATGAGCAGCGAGAGAGAAGTGTCCGCATAACAAGGAATTCAATCGATCCGTCTACTTGGCTTAAAGAATTGTATATAAATGATTCTGAACAGATGATCTGCCAGATATGTAAAAACGAAATGCCATTCAGGAAGCGAAATGGAGAATACTATTTTGAAGTGGTTGAAGCTTTCGGAGCAGAGATTGTCAACAAAGAATTAGAAGCTCAATATTTGGCGTTGTGCCCTACCTGTGCGGCGATGTACAATGAATTTATGAAACACGATACTAATGCGATGACGATTCTTAGAAAAGAATTATTGGATTCGACTTCAGGAGAGGTTCCCCTAACTCTCGGAACTCTGAATACAAGCATTAAGTTTGTCGAAAAGCACTTTCTTGATTTTAAAACCATTCTGAAGATCGAGAAATGATGTTCTTTTCCTTAAGGTAATTCGCGGTAGTTAAAATAAAATACATTAATGGGAAAACAAAGAATTTGCTCGATATAGAAACAACGCTTTATAGAAATTGACTTGTGCCTGATTCGCTCTTGTGCGGTTCAGGGCGTATACATTTCGCGGAGAACTTGAACCGCATCACTTACTCATAAGCATTCATTTTAGGATATAACAGCCCACCCGTGTCTAATTGCAGTAATTAAGTTGGGATTGATATTGGAAATCGATTTGTAATCGTCTTGTATCGATATATGATGAATTGTTTATCTTGGCACCTGGATATCCCGATTATAATAATCCCTTCGGTAAAATCTACATTTATTCTTGTAAGAAATTAACCGATGTAAAAGACTATAATAGTAACTCTCCAAATAATATCAATTTATATCAAAACTATCCTAATCTGTTTAATCCGAACACAACCATTAGTTATCAACTTCCATCCGCTGGAATAGTAAGCCTGAAGGTATATGACATGGTTGGTCGAGAAGTAGCCGTGTTAGTTGATGAAGTAAAAGAAGCCGGGTACTACAATGCTACGTTCAATGGTTCAGGTCTGGCAAGCGGAATATACTTTGTCCGCTTTAATGCAACGCCGTCCGCCACACAAACGGCGGACAGGCAGAATGGGGCAAAACCCTTCGGCCGGACGATAAAGATTTTACTGACAAAATAATAAACTAAAATATAAGGAAAACCGGAGAGCTGACTAACCATCAGCTCTTTTTTTATTAAATCAGTAAGAAATATATTCCCGTTGAAACAGAATCCAGTCCAAGAGACATCAAATCTCCGATATAGAAAATATGGTTGACATTCCCGTGCCAAGCGGTTAGATTGTCGTCAATGGAAAACATAGAAATCGAAGTATTTGCCGATAAGTTTACACGCGATGAAAAGTCAATCGGTATCGTTGTGCTTACGGGGGGAGAGTATGATTATACCGGTCTTGAGACCGCGTTCGTGAACAAAGTAAAAGCAGTTTTAGAATCTCCTGTACAAGATGCCGTAGGATGGAGCGAGAAAGACGGCTACGGTGAGCACACAGTTGTGAGACAGATCTACAAGCCATTTACGATCGAACACATCCTTGCCGTATCCAATCATCGACGTGCCAGTGATCGATTATTCTTTAGGTGTGATTTCGTCTGGTTAATGGAATTATTGCACGTTCAGCAGATTGAACAAAACTAATATCAGAAAGAATATACTTGACATTGGCTAAGTAGCGTATTATATTTTTGAAAGTAGTTTAGACGTTGAGCGTCTAGAGTGCCCCCATTGAAGCCGAAGTATCTTTGAGACATCCCGTCGAGGAATGTGTCAAAAGTATTTCGGCTTTTTTATTGCTCGGGATGAATCCTTATCCAACTACTCTTCACTGGCAACAACTGTAACCAGAGCGAATTAGGAACGATTAAAAACGATTCACCAAACCAAGTTCAAACGGTCATCTATGGGCAACGAGAATAGCGGTTGGAAATCACCTGAAAATGGTGGGACACACGGACGGGTAGGAGAGGTTGTCGTTACTCCGCAATCCGGTCCGATAAAAGCAATCGTGTTTACGCCGACGCAGCCTCACAATCACAGAATAGTACAGGAGGTTAAAAGCCATGTCGCACAACAAGATGCCCGATCATCTGAGAGCACTTGACGGCAAGACCGTTGAGTTTATCAGTGACGTCGTAAAAATTAACGTTGAGAAATTGGCGGACAAGAAATACCGGTTTCAGACGGTTGGTTCTATTGCCAACGTTCTGAACGGGAACAATAGAATCATTCCCTTCATCGTCCAGAATGACGCAGTAACAGATTGGCAGGCCGGTAAGTGGCAACTGACATCATATCTCGGTCATCCGGATCCAGCCGCCGACCCTCGCGGTAAAGAAGATGATCTCGCAGGTATTCCGGAGATATTGAATCTCAACGACAAGGGTGAAACGGTTGTCAACATCAGGCTCATCGACACCGAAAAAGGAAGAAAGGTTCAAACGCTCTTTGACGAGAGCGTTGAACTGGGAGTTTCACAACGTGCCCTTGGTGTTCAGAGTGTGCGTGAAGACGAAGGGGGCAACTACTACATCGTCGTGGACAAGATTGTCAAGATCCTCGGTTATGATTTTTGTTATCTGGAGACAGCAGCCGCGGGAGAGCGGACTAGACTCCGACTAGTCGATACGGTCGAGCTTAGTACTATATTAAAATACAAACGTATCGAAGACACTTTACAGGAGGATAGTAGTATGGAAAAATTGATTGAGCAAAATAAACTGCTCGTTGCATCCGTTACCGCTCTGGTCGACACGATTCAAAAGCAGATGACTGCGGCCACTGCAACAATGCCACAGGCAATCACTGACTCGTTCGGTGCGTTGAAGACTGGTGTTGAAACGCTTGTCGCCGACACGAGCATCGATCCGGAAAAGAAAAACGCGAACCTTGTGAAATTATCAGGCGAGTTGAAAACACTTGTCGACAGTATCACGCCGGCTCCCGTCGTTCCGGAGGTTGTAGTGCCGGTGGTAGAAGCACCTGCCGTAGTGGTTGTTGACACGAAGGCAAGTGAAGCGGCTCTGGCAGTCCTCACAGACTCCGCACGGCGTCTCACAGAGTTTGTCGAGAATAGCAAGAGAGAGGCTGATCTTGTCGCAAAGACCGCTGCAATCGGCACCTACCTTGTTGACTCGATTACAAGATTGGAGCAGCCGGCAGATGCAAAGACAGTGATGACAGACTCTCTCAAGGGTCGTGCATTTGCTGACAACGCTGCGGTGGATGCTGCGATTCAAGATGCAGTAAAACTATATAACCTTGGGGTAGCCCAAGAAAAACAAGCACAGGAAGGTCTCAAAGCGAAAGGAACCTCCGTCATGGACATCACTGTCGTGGGTGAACACCTGAAGGGTGTTGAAATCATTGCCGATCAGATTGTCGGTACTGGTTTCATAAACACAAAGAAAGAAGCTGTGGTGCTTGGAAAAGACCGTAGCGCGATCAATCAGCAACTGTTACGTGTGTTTGACAAAACATACGGCGCATACCTGAAAAAAGAAGCTGACATGATTGTGGCATTGCAAGATGCGACACAAACACCAGCCGATTTTCAGATTCCGTACACAATTTCTCGCATCGTGCTCGCAGAGGTGTATGCCGATCAAATGATCGAGCGGTTGACCCTGTTCGGTCCGATGGACGCGAAACGCGATCAGATTCCCATCACCCGGTATCGCCGAGAAGGTGGAATCGCCGGAACACGCAAAACGTACAAGCCGTCCACAAGGCGCCAGAACGATTTGAAGGTTGCCGAATTTGGTGTGATGGCAAAAGGCAAATTGACCACAGAGTGGTTCCCCATCGATGCAACGGCAAGCAAGCTCCAAGCACAGTTCTCCGATGAGTTTGCTACACTCTCTAAACGGTACGCGAACATCACAGGCATTAGCCAGGGTATCGCCAATCTGATTGCCGACCTGAAACGGTCGCTCCAGCAAATGGTGTTTGCCAATATGCGAAATTCTGCACTCGCCTATGGATCGGTAGCGTTCTCGTTCACGGAGACCGTGGACGTTGCGAAATCCGAGTTCACGGTTGTCTCTGGTGCATCCATCTCTGTTGGTGAAACATTGTCTGTCGCCATTGACACGGTGGCTGTTCACGAGTACGAGGTGAGTAGCATCCCTGTTGGCGATAAGTTCTACGTTGTTGACGGTCTGAACGGAAAGATCCAGTTCGTTGATGCAACGGGTGCAGCTTCACCGGTTGCGCACAGTGGTGTTGTCCTGGTGACCGGAAAGAAAGCCACGAACGAAATACGTTTTTCTCTCGGTGGTGTTGGCACGAAAGAGTGGTCGAAGTATATGAATGAACTGTTGTTCAAAGTTCAGAATCAGGCCGCTTCCCATCGTCAGTCACGCGGTTACAAACCAGACTTCATCTTGGCATCAGAAGTGACATCGAACTACTTGACCCAAGCAGAAGCGTACGAACCCGCAAGAGCTCGTGCCGGGTACTCTGCCGGACAAGTGCTGGGTGAAGGCAACTACGGCATCACTGCCGGTCTGTCTCACTTTGGTTCAGATGTATGGGATGATGCGTACATCCTGCTTTCACAGAAGGATGCAACCATCTTCCGTATCTGGGAACCGTTGGTTCTCAAAGGTCCATATCCTGTGCGTAACTCCGATGCACAGCTTGTTGGTGGTGATGAGTACTACATCTACCAAGAAGACGCGTTGAGCACGCCGATCAATGACAAGATGTCGTTGGTAACGGTAACAGCCTAATCGGTTGAATTGAGGGTGGGGTCATCTCGACCCCGCCCTTGATTCTTTTCCTACACGTTTCGGGAGAAGGTAATGAACTTTGAATTAAAGTGGTTGCGGCCTTTTAACACGCAGTATTATGGACAGATGGTTCGAGAGGGCGGATCTGTTTGGGTAGGCGCAGATCTTGCAATACAGCGTCACAATGAAAATGATGGTTGGGTATGTCTTGAACTGGAGAAGGCGAAAGCATTTCTAGTAGCGGTCAGTGTTCGCATGGAGCCAAATGTATCGATCGACAGTGAAGGAGCACCTGCAGGAGTTGATGACAACCCTCGAATTGATGGTGGTCTTACGGCCACCGTTCCGGAGCTTGTCGCCGAGAAAGTTGAACTGGCTGTTGTGGCTCCGGAAGGAATCGCTGACGCCCAGACAGATGCGCGTCTTGCAGAAATTGAACTCGCTGGAGCGTTGTCAGCATTTGTTCCGGCTGCTGGCGTTACACTGTTCAAGTGTGATAAGTGTCCTGATGAAGAGTTTACCAGTCAGCGGAAACTAAACGCGCACATGAGAGCTGTTCACGCTGATGCACAACTCTTATGATTATAGCGGTGACATCGACGAACTTGAAGGCACGTTAAACGAACTGTATGGCAAACTGAGCGATGACATTACAGATATTGACGAAGTCGAAGATCCCGATGAGGTGTACCATGCGTTAAGCACACAGGTTGCGCAGATCAGTGAATTTCCAATGAAGGCAAGCCCGGATATTGACCACGAAGTAGCAGAAAAATTTGGTGCGAAGGTCACGAAGAGCTTGCCTTTTTTAATGGCGTTAGGAATGGTTGTTTCACAAGGAAAGAAGGATGTGCTGCAGGCCGGTGTCTCCGAGATGTATAACACGATGAACTCCGAGACGAACAAGCTGTATCAGACGTTTAGGACCAAGAGCAAAGAAATGACGACCAACAAAGCGGTATTTGATTATGCCACAAAGAATCAGGCAGGCATCCCTGATAAGGTTGTGATTCCCGAGACAGAAAAAGGCCGTCAGCCGTTTAAGCTCAATATGGGTGTCAATTTTGATCTTCGCTTTCAAGACTTCAATCGCAAAGCTCAAGACTATCTGTTCGGTAAAGACTTTAAGATCACGTCGACGAACATCACGGAGAATCTCAAGAAGCGGCTGCAGGAAACGCTCTCCACAGGCTATCAGCTTGGTGGCGATAAGGCTTCGATGGTCCAACGTGTTCGAGATGTCCTTGGTTCAAAATCAAATGCAAATGTAATTGCGACAACCGAGATAGCGAGTGCCGCGAACTTCGGTGAGTATGAATTCGCACGCGAGTATCGAGACAAGTATGAAGTAGAAATGGTCAAGACCTGGTGGCAGATGGAGCGTTCCAACAAGCGCAAGACTCACGCTTCGGTTTCCGGTCAGACTTTGAAGTTTGCGGAAATGTTCAGTGTTGACGGTGAGCCGATGGCCCGGCCTCACGACCCGAACGCCAGCTCTCATAACGTTATCAACTGCGGGTGCTATTTGTCGTATGAGACAGGCCAACAGAAACTTACGCCTATGGACGATCGTGGAATTCGGCGTTTCATCCAGCAGACGGAACAGACCGCTGATGTTGAACCGTATATCAATGCCGAGCGCATAGGTGCATTTGCAAATAACTTCGACGCGATTGACTATGTTCGCGACATTTACGGTGTGGAAGTAGACGCCAGCTTTACTATGAACGAGTTAAATGCGATAGCCGATACGATGGATGCTATGCCGTTCAAGTTGATGATGGACAATATGAAGTTGGCAGCTATTGAAATTGGAGATCTTGGCACGAAGGCAGGGATTGCCGGTTACACGTTAGAGTCAAGAACGATTACGTTTCCCAGTGAAGCGATACCCGATGAACAGTTCAGATATTCTTTAGCACATGAAGTCGGACATTCCTTGCATTATAGCAATCCGGCTTTCTTTGAGAAGTTCGCGAATTTAGCGTGGAAGAGGATTGGAGAGGGCAATATGTTTGAGCCTAAGAATTGGCGCCCTTCGAAGCCTTTTGGCGTGTATCTCCGGATGTATGCAGCGCGGAACCCGAAAGAACATTTTGCCGATATGGTGGCCAGATATATGACGGCCAATGCAGAGACGTATGCGATGGCAGAGCAGATCAAGGTTACAATCAAAGACGACGTTGTTCTCAAGATGCTTGAGATGTTCAGTGAATTCTTTGGACCAGTGAGGTAACGATGAGCTTGCTTGCACAGTTAAAAACAGAATTAGGGACAAGAAACATATCGAAGTATTACGCGAGCACGGCTGGCGATACTACGCTTTCCGGATATATTTCCGAAGGGCTGGCGAAACTGGCCGAGCGAAAGCCGTTGCGGGTTACGAAAACCGTTGAAGTCTCGACTCCTGCTCAATTTGTTGCGGTTCCTGCAGGTGTGTTGAAGGTGAATGGTGTTTGGATTGGCACGCGGAAACTGATACCCGGGAAATCTTTCGAGGTTTATACCGGTGATATGAACGATACGGTTCTAGATGTGTTGCATCCGGACCCGCTTGTGGAATATCCTGATTCCAAGGAACGGGCTACGTTTGGTGAATGGCTGGTTGATGTCGAACTCAATCGAATAGAGTTTGCCGAAATGGTGAATGGCACGCTGACGGTTGTCGGTTGGGGATATCGAACAGAATCCGAGATAGGTGTGACGGATGCCCGGTCGGTGTTGAATTACGCGATGGGAACGGCTTTGATAAACATCACGCCTGTTCTGCTTGCGAAAATGGACATCGATCTTCAAGGGTTGTCAGTGAAACAGAAGACAGCCGAATACAAGGCAGAGGGTGAATCCCTGATAACCAAGTTTGAGGAAGATACAAACGTGCCCTATGTAGGAGTCGCCTAGTGGATTCGACTGATCTTTCAGATATGAAGGCAGAGTTCGCCGACTTTCTGCAAAACGACTTAGAGTTGACGATCACGTATCGCGCTCTTGGTCCTACGAGTGTAAAAGATACGGATTTCGGGATTGTAACAACTCCGGTCAATGTAGACACGCCCCTGTATGCGGCGACGGTTGTGAATCCGGATGCAAAGACGAAGTCGAAGTATGGCGTGGTTGAGGAAGTAGATTTGATTGCACAGATAGCGACGAAACAACTTGACGACCTGTCTCTGGTAATCCATCGGGAAACAGGTGCAATTATTCATCAGAGTGTTGAATATGAGATCTCGTCAATTACGCCGATACCTGCGATTCTTGGTTCATCGGTTGTCACTGTTCTTGGATGTAAGAAGCGGAAACCCTTGAATGGCTAGTGTCGACGTGGAGTTGGAAGGTGACTGGAAAACGGTTGTTCAACACTTCCACAAGCTAGAAACATTCACACGGCTTCTGACGGAACGAGTAGCACAAGGAATAGCTCAACAATACTTCGATTCACTGGTGCAGCACATTGAGCGACAAGATCTACCGTTAGCACCATTGAATGAGTGGTATCGAGCGTGGAAAGAGAAACGTGGCCTAGATACCCGGATACTGATAGCCACTGGCGAAATGCTTTCGAACATCAAGATTTACAAGACACAGCAACCAGGTGAAAGATTTATTGGTATCAAAGGTGGTAAAAGACATCGCGGTGGAATTGATATGGCTCTCTTAGCTTTGATTCACGAATACGGAACGGAACATCCAAGAGCTGCTTATCGACTGACCCTACAGGAATTGAAGAAAGAGTTGCAGACAGTATTGAATCGTATCACAGCAGAAGTAAGAGTTGAGGTATTTGGAAAATGATCACGGACATCAAGACACTGTATAAGACATTTCAGGACAAGCACGTGAACACTATCAGTATTCGTAGCGCTTATGTCCCTGTGCGGTTCTTCAACAAGCAACCGAAGTTGAAGGATGCGCCTGTCTATCCGATGATTGTTATTCAGCCGTTTGCGCCTGTTCCGGAAGGGACTGTCTTCACGGAGCCAACGAAAGAGTTTGTATCGGTTGTTGTCGATGAAGTGTCTGTCCCGGGTGTGAAGTATGTTGCGCCTCCGGAGCGCGAGAAGATGATGTTTCAGGTATCATTGGTGACTGACCGTTTTGATGATGTCACGGCATTATTTCAAGCGGCACTTGGAGTCTTCAAGGATAAGAATGGTGATCGATGGTTACAGGTTGGCAATGATCGAGTAAGCATAACGATTTTGACGACGACGGACATTCCGACGATCAGTGAAGGAACGTTCGAATGGATTATCACTTATGAAACCACGTTCTCGTTATTCAATGCAATTGCGACGACGCCGAAACCGTTGGTGACAGATATGGTGATTGATGAACCCGCAACTATAACGGCTACACCTGACCCAACGCTCAATGAGGTTGGAGCTGCAATACCCGATTCGAATTTGATCACAGTCAGACTAAAGGAGTAGTTTTATGAAGGAAAGTCGATTTATGAAGACAGAGTTTTTATCCCCGACGCCCGAGGTCATTCCGGTCGTTGTGTCGTTGAAGAATGAGAAATCCACACCTGTTGTCATTAGTTATGGTGTAGGTGAAATGTTTATCGTTGAGCCCCACGAAACCAGACCGACGAGTGAGGCTGTTTATCAGAGCCTGCATTGTAAGGATTTGATAAAAGCCGGTGTTTTGCAACTGATCAATTCATAGGAGGTAGTTATGAGCAACAACGTAGGCATTAGCGTAAATGAACGTGATAGTGCAGATGCTATCCGTGTCGTGCCGAGCGATATCTTCACTATGGGTGCTGCGTTTAAGTCCCGACGTGGTCCTGTTGGTGTAGCGTATCCCGTTTACAACGTGAACGAGGACAAGAAAGTGTTCGGAGAGTATTCATCGTCTTTCCTTGGTGGCTACATTCGCCGAGGGTTGTTCCGCAACTGTGAAGAGTTCGGCGCAAAGATTCTTGGAACACGCGTCGTGGCTTCTGATGCAGTGACGGCGACAAAGACATTCAACACAGCTTCGACTACACCGGCATGGATATTCAAGTCTGGTGTTTTGGGCTACGATAGCCCTGGCCTCGACGGGAATAACACGTATGTGGAAATCAAAGCATCTCTCGCAGACGCCGACAAGCGTGATGTGTATGTGTCATACAAGAGCGTTCGTGATGCAGCTCCGGTTATAAAAGAGATCCACGAATACCTTGACAGCAATACGGTTGTCGACACGATCAACCGCAAGTCGTTCTATGTGAAGGTGGCTTTGGCCTCTGCAGGTATCGCGGTTCCAGATGTTGCAGCTTCTGCCGCATTAGCGACGGGTGTAGAAGGTGTTGCATCGATCACAGATAGCAATTATGTCGCAGCATATTCATTGTTCGACGGTCTTGGAATCACAACCCTGATGAATTGCGATCTTCACGCATTGGCTTCTGCACAGAGTTTGCAGACCTACGCTGAGGGCCGGAATGACATCGTTGGTGCGATTCAATCTCCCCAGGCGATGGTGCAGGCGACATTGATTTCAACGTATGAGCCGTTGCTGAAAGCCAAGTCGTTCATCACTGGGTTCCGAGGTTGGGGCACAGTCGATAGCGAATTTGGCGGTGTGATTCAGGTGCCGATGCTTGGACACGCTCTTGGTGCAGGCTACATTCGTAAATGTATCGAACGCGGTGGTTATCCTTGGATTGCCCCTGCAGGCGAGGCAACTGCATTACGGGATGTGTATGAGCTTGAATTCCCGTCTTACAGTGACAGTGATGTCGCTACAATTCGTGATGGTGGATTCAATCCCATTCAGTTCATTCCCGGTGCAGGTTTCATTGTTCGGACATCGCGTACGTTTTCCACGCTTCGGAAGCATTATTCGGTTCACGTTCGTCGAATGACCAACTGGTTCAAGACAACGTTCCGAGCAAGCTTCCTGTGGGTTGAACAAGAGGCGAACAATGATGATACCCGCAGTCGCGTAACTGATACGTTGACGTTTTTCGCTCAAGATTGTTGGAAGAATGGTGCTTTCCGCAGACGGGGTGGCTATGCCAACAACGTTCAGGTCAAATGTGATGATGAAAACAACACGGCTGACATGGAAGATAATGGTCAACTGCAGGCCGACTTCACGTTCCATCCTGTGGAATGTGTTGAAGGTGGCACGATCAACATTTACCAGACACGTGACGATATCAAGGTGACAGAGAAATAATGTTGCACCGGTGCAACATTTCACGATGATTAACATTTTTAGCTAAGGAGTAGATTACGATGGGACAGAATGATTTGTATCCCGTAAACGGCTGGTTGATGGAGTTACCCGGCCTCACTTCCCCTGCTTTCCACAAGCTGCAGGGGCTTTCAAAGAAAACCGGTCTTATGACGACGGTTGATGGTGGCACGAACGTTCAGCTCAGTTTCAGCGATGGAATTGTCGAGCACGGTCCGATCACTCTCGTCCGTACTCGAGACGGCTCTGCTAATGACAAAGCGTTCGCGAAATTCTTCAGTGAAGCGGTCAAAGGCAAGAAGCTCAACGGTGTAATGACTCAGAAGCGCAATGGCGTTCAGATTATGAAGATCATGTTTACAGGCTGTCTCTTCAATGAGTACAGTCTGACTGACTTCGATACGAACGGCAAAGGTGATTCTGCGAAATCAGACCAAAAGGCTGTTGCCCAAGTCGAAGGTTGGGAAGAGGTATAACTCAAATGTCTACCGGCCAGAGTGTGGTTGGTGAGGCTATGCTCGGTGAGCTGGCCGGTGGACTTTTTAATCACAAATGTAGAGAGGATTGTTATGTCGTTAAAGAATGAGTTACCCATAGGTTTTGAATATCAAGGTGAGACAATTCGGTCGTTTGAGCTGAATCGAATCGGTGGTTTCCTTGAGCGTATTATTCACAATGACACGCTCCGGAGTGAACGTCCTGCGTCCTGGACTGCAAGCGTGTTGTCTGGATTGCTCAAGACGCTTGGCAACCAGAGTGTGAGTTTTGATTTTGAAGAATCCGGTGGCAAGAATATACCTGACGTTGTAAACCAAATACCGCTCCCCGACGCTGGCCTTATTCTTGTCGCCGGACATATTTTGACGTTCGGCTCGATTCTCAAAAAACAGAAGACGCATTGTCCACGATGCCGTGGCGATGCGGGTATCAATATCGTTGACATCGATCTCTCAACGCTTCCGGTTTCTCGGAGTACAGAAGTGATCAAGACGTTGAAAGTGAAACTCGAAACGGGTTGGCAGCGTGTGTTGGATTCCAGCAAAGCAGGGCAGACCGAGCTTGGTTGGGAAGATAAAGTATTTGATGTATTTGAATTTGGGTTGCCGACGATTGGCGACCAGCTCCGCAATCAGGGTTCTTTCAGTATGTCAAGAATCACTGACTTTCAGGTTAAGCTTGTGAATGACAGGCTTGAGAGAGTGGAGTGCAGTAAAGACGGATTCGTCATGCCTCAGAATTATTTCGAAGCGCATAAAGCCGGCAACTTGTTCTTTGCTGATAAAGGTGGATTGTGGGCGAATGATCGGATGCTTATCCGTGACGCGCTGAATAATCTGCCACAGATTGATTTGAACCCCGAGGTTGTTTGCGGTGAGTGCCAAGTCCCTTACAAAGCTCCGGTGAGTGCTTCATCTTTTTTCCCCTTAGTGAGTTAGCGGCTCTGCTCTTTCAGGACGATTATGAATACGGTTCTGATGAGCAAGAGTATTTGATTGCCACGCATACAGGGTTTACGCGTAAGGAGATCATTTCGTTAACTCGCGCAGAGCGAATAAAGTTGTTTGAACGCATTAAGCTCGACGTTGAGAACGACACTGAGTATAAGAAACAGTTGTTGGAGTTTACAGCTCGAGCTGCCGGATACAGTGGATAGGAGTGAAGTATGTTTGACGGTCTCAATCTCGGGTTAGCGGTTCGTATCGCAGATAACGCTTCTGTCAATGCGAACAAGATTACATCCTCAATAGATCGTTTGATGAAGATGTCTCAGGAGTTCGCTGGCGGTGCCAAGAAAACTGGCACTGCCGTGGACCATCTGGCGACAGATTTTGACAAAGCTGATCATGGCGCACGGAAATCCGGTGCGGGTATTCATTCGTTCACCAACGATTTGAATAGGGCGACTCCGAATATCGTGGATTTCAGAGCAGGTATCATTCGTCTATTTCCTTACGTTAGCGTTCTTGGCGGTGTCTATGCAGTTAAGCGTGGATTCGATGATATAATCGCTACCACACGTGAACTAACGTATAGTCTCGCCAATATGCAGGCCGCAGCGGGTTACTCCAATAGTGAAATGAAGATGTTAGAGAATGGTATGCGTTCGATGTCGAACTCAGGTCGGTTTTCGATGAAGGAGATCTCCGATGCGTCGTATGACCTTTCGACAACTATTCCTATTGCTTCCGAACAACTTGGCGGGTTGACGAAGTCTGTTATGGACTATGCAACGGCCACGCAATACAGCGTCAAGGAATCCGGGCTTGATATGCTTGCGCTATTGTCCAAGTTGGGTCGGCCTCTCACGGATTCGACTATTCTTTTCGATCAAATGGCAAAAGCAACAAACGTTACTAGTATGACAGCCCAACGGTTGTCGGAAATGCTCAAGGTAACGGGCACAGAAGCGGCTGGTGCCAATGTTTCTTTCAGTGAGATGTTGGCATTGATGGGTAATACAGATTTGTATTACAAGGGGAGCGAAGGCGGCACCCGTTTAAGGATGATGTTCCAGCAGTTGGCGATGGGAACAGAACATCAGAAAAAGCTTCTTGCGGGTGTAGGTCTTACTACGGCTGATGTTGACATCTCCAAGCGTGGCGTGTTTAATGTGTTGGATACGATGGGCAAAATGACTTATGGTGAATTGAGTCGGTTGGTTGGTGGTTATTCTGCCGGTTTGATGATGCGATTGACGAAAGATACGAAGAAGATGCGAGAGTTGTCTACGCAACTTACAGAAGAAGGAGCCAAAGGCACAACGGCGAGGATGGCAGAGATCCAGTTCAACACGCTTGATGGTCAAATTGTGAACGTTGCCAATAGGTTGAACAATCTCAAAGTTATTATAGGCGAATCGCTTGAGAGACCGATGGTGAGTACGTTGAAGAAGATCGGAAATTATTGGGAATCGTTACAGATTCAATTCACAAAGAATAAACCGGCTCTTGATGCGATTGCCGATTTTGGTGGCAGGATGGTTGACCGTCTCGGTGCGTCGGTGTCGGGATGGCTCACGAACGTATTACGATGGACAGGCTTGGTCTCTGATAGCCGAGAACAGTCTATGAATCAGATGAAGAACCATCTTATTCCCCTTCTGGTTTTTCTTGAGATTGCAAGCATCAGAATAGGTGCGTTCGTCGGTGGTGCTTGGAAAGGTTTCACTGCCGCGCTTGATGTGGCGTGGAATATTTTAAGACCAATGGTCGGTGAATTTGGAAATCTTTCCGAAATGTTCTCCAGCAAGTCGAGCGATATGGAAACATATGGAAGGCTCATTGGTGTTATCGCCGGTGCGTGGATGACCATCTCGGTCGCGACAAAAGCAGCTACGGCGGCTCAGTGGCTGTATAATGCTGCGGTAGCGGCCAATCCGATTGTGTTATTTATTGCTGCGATTACAGGCTTAGTTGTCGCTCTTTATTCGTTGCGCTATACGTTTCTCGACTTGTTTCGGTGGCTTGCGGAAAAGGTTGATCTACTCGTTAACAACCTTGTATCTATGCTTAATCCGATGGCGTGGATAAAGTTCGCGTCGACTGGTCAATGGACGCAAACGAATGTCTCTAATTTGGCTGGAATGTTTGTGGCCCCTGGGACTCAGGACGAAGAAGGCAAGGGAGCATTAACGCAGTTGGTGAAAAGTTTCTCAGGTGGTTCTGCTCTTGATGGACACAGAGGGTTGTTTGAAGCACCTATCGAAAAACCGTCCTATACACCTGGGTCTAGAAAACTTGGCCCCGATGTCAATATCGCGGGGAAGACGAAAGAACAACTGTCTGGCATGGCTCACAATTTTGCAAAGTATGCGATGCGCGGGGAGGGTGGTAATTTCCATTTTGGCAACATTACGATTGTCGCGAATAATCCGGAAGAGTTTGCCGATAAACTTACTGAAAAGCTGGTAGAATTGTTACCCAGAAAACTTGAAGAGAAAAAACGACGATGATAGACCGATCGATTCGAGGGATGCTTGCGAATGTAACGCAAGGATTGTTTTATAAGTTCCAGTTCAATCCCAGTGTAATCAAGACGGATAAGCCCGTGCATTATGGTATCCTGTCACCGGCTGGTTGGGACAGACCCATTATTCAGTATGAGCGCAATGGTGAACGGACCATGGAGTTTGATCTCATTGGCGATTCGACACCCGGTTCACAGGGCCAGTTTGAATCTGCGAGGTTATACGGTGTGCGCGATATGATTGCGATTCTCGAAAGTTTTATGCTGCCTGCAGTCGATATGTCTGATATACTCGGGAACAAGAAAAAGCGCAAGTTTTCCGAACCGCCGAATTGTTACTTCGTGTATGGGTTGAAGTGGGCCAAATGCAAGTTGGCGAGTGCACCGATCCGCGAGACGTTGTTCGATAAGACGTTGACTCCGCAGAGGTTCTTCACGACTCTCAAGCTCATTGTCATGGAGGATGGTATTTTGAATGATATCGAAACTGCCCAGAGAGTGCTCTTGTCGAGGTTCGGCTCTGCCCAACATGCATTCGAGGGTGGGGCAAGTAGTATGGGAACGATGAAATGATTCAGAAAAACTTTCAGACTGTGAACGACGGTGATAGTAGTTACCCTGGTGTTCGTGATATTGTCGAGTCGAAGAGGTTGGTAAGCTACACGCTCACCTATGAAGATGCCCATACGATAGACGAGAATCATCCTCTCGAAAGGCTTGCTCTTCGTCTTTGGGGAGAAAGTAAGTTCTGGTTTATCATTGCAGATGTGAATCCGATACGTGCGGCCGGTGATTGGAAAGTTGACGACGTTGTATGGGTGCCGTCTGAAAATCCAATGACATTGATTCGAAAGGCGCAGGACAAATGAGTTCTCGAAGGGCTTGGTTCCGCATAGAAGTATATATCCCGGACAACCGTCCCGAGGCTGAAAGCAAAGGCGAATGGGTGGATATTACTGACAATGTTGACAAGCGTATTGCGTTGGAAGAAACCGCAGAGTTGCTGGACAGGTTGACCTTCTCGCTGATCAGCACGGAAGAGTCGAGTGTCTTGAGATTCATCGATACGTTGGTTGAAGGGATGAAGGTGAAGGCGTGGTTTGGATATATCGATGGTTCAAAGATCTTGAATCAAGACCAAGAAATGTTTGTTGGATATATCGCCAAGTTGGAACCTGATTATCCGGAGAGTGGGCATCCAAGATTGTCGGTGACGATGTATGATCCCGCGTGGTTGATGACCCGCAATAAGCCCCCGAAAGCAATCACGTGGCCTCGCTCTGGTGACAAGAATCTTACGATGAAGGATATGATCAAGAAACTTGTAAAACCATATCGTGATGATTTTGTCGTTGCCAGGATAGATCTTCCGCAGGAATTTGAAACTGAGGTGTTGGATGGCAAGCAGGTGTCGATCGTGCAGCAGGCCGGAGAGAGTGATTGGAAGTTGTTGAAGAGACTGGCTCACGGTGACAACAAGGAAAAAGAGAATTCGTTCAAGGGGTATGACTGTCTCGTGTATATGGACCTGATGAGTCACTCTCCTGTTCTTTATTTCGTTCCTGAAGCCGACCGGATGAAGGATGTCTCGGACATTGAGTTCGTGTATCCGATGTATGGGTCCGATATCGTAGTTATTCAAGATCCTACTGTTGCGACAGGGGAGATGACGATAGCGTCTGCTCGTATTGAGGACAACCCTGATTTCGCAGAACCTGCAATGATTGAAGTGCCGGCCTCAGCTTTTGAAGATAAGGCTGTGAACGAGATTCTAGGAGCTATGGCTGTGCCCAGTGTCACGATCACTCAGGAAGAGTTCTATGATTCTTTCGAGATTGACAACGATGCGATAGCGAAAGATGAGAAAGCTGGAACCATCAAATGGGGGACAATCTCATTCCTTGCTGGAGATGTTGGTTGGGAACAGGTTAAAAAGTATGTGAAATTCAAGATCATCCAAAAGCCAACATCGGATACAAAGCCTAAGTCCGATGTGAAGGTAACGCCGGAACAGTTGAAGAAGGCCGCGGACACCATCGAAGCGATCAAGAATCGTATCAAACATTCGCAGAAGAAGCGGAATTCTGCCGGTATCACGATGCACGTTCAGATACCGGAGGGAAACCCGTATATTCGTCCACGAAAGGTATACAAGATTCACAATCTTGGTGGTAAGTACTCGAGCAGCGAAAAGGTCAAATGGTTTGCGGATACGGTGACACACGTAATTGACGGAACAAAATACACACAGACAATAAAGTTTACACAATAGTTCAAAAAAGACTTTCTTGTTTGCTTACCATTCATTATACTATACATAGTTAATAGTTGTTCATAAAGTTAAACAGGACGGATTAAAACGAATCCCAAGACATCTCCAACAACCCTATGACACTTGCCCGAATATCTCCCAATTATGAACCTGACGTCAACAAGATCGGATGGCTCCGTGTAATTTTTCATGGTGAGCTTCGGTGGGCAATGCCCAAGATGCGCTTTGGTTCATTCGAGATGCCTTCGAAAGAATGGATAGAGAAATACGGCGACACGCTTCGAGTATGGATTGTAGGCCAGTCAACTCCGGATGAACGGGACCGCAATGCTTATTTAGTGTGGGATGGATTTACGTTTATCGAAGGACAACTCCCAGAAGAAGCGTTGACGGGATTTCCTTATGTGCGAATGTCGTTCACAGAGAATTGGAAAATTATCATTGATGATACGCCTGGTGCAAACAGTTTGAAGATTCTTCACGCTGACGGCAGTGTTTTTCAATTCGATCGGACAAATGGCAGTGAAAAAGTTGTCTTTGAAGATAAAGTATTGAAACACAAGCAGGAGTGGACGAAGGATAAGATGTTGACCGCGGACGCTTTCGGCAATACGATTTCAATGACAGATAAAGGGGTCAAGATCAACGATGAGTATGTGGTTCTGCAGCCGACATTGGATTGGATTCTCAATAATGCGTCTGCGTTTGTTATGGGTAATATGAGTGTCCCTGCCCCGATAATGCCTTCGGTAGTAACCGAGGGGAATCAAGGTGTGTCAGGTAAAAAGAGTTTCGTATCCAATAGGTAGACAATGGCACTTAGTGCGACACGAGCGATTGATGATGCAATGAATACGTTCTACACGAATGTGATGAAGCCGACTTTGGAAGCCGCAGATATTCCATCTGACAAGATTCAGGAAATCAAGGGCCAGACGAAGGGTTTGATTACGGCTATTTGTCAGGCGATCATTGAAGAGATTGTTTCAAATGGAGAGACGGTTGTTACGACCGATGTGAACAGTGTCATCTCGGCGATTAAGGGTGGCTCATCTATTCCGCAAGATGGTGGCACAGGATTACAGTCTACGATCGTTGCAAAACTTCCATCAAGTGTATCAGGGAAAATAAAATGATTCTCGCATATCCGTTTTCGATAAGCAGTTCTGGTGTTGCGACCTTTGATAACGGCGTGAAGTCGCAACTACGAATGTTGTTAAACTGTAAACCGAAATCCAGGTTGCATGATAATAACTATGGTTACAATGCTTTTAGTTTTGAACAAGAATTGTTGAATGATGATGTGTCGCCTGAGCGCACGCTGTTTGTCGTTGCTCTCACTGAACAGATGGCCAGATACATTCCTGATGCGATATTGCAGGATGTGGTTTTCGAGCGTGGGGACAATGAACAGGAAGTAAAGGCGAACATTTATTACGTCCACAAAGGACAGAAGGACAGTCTGGTATGGCAACCAAATTCCAGTTTAATATAACCGACCTGAATTACGATTCGTTGGTCGCGTCGTGCCGGGCACTCGCATCGTCATACTTTCCGAACTGGGAGTTTGACAATCCGAATGATCTTGCACGATTCACGCTTGACTTGTTTCTTCACGGCCTTGATCGATTGATGTGGCTTGCCAACCGATGGGCGCGGGAATTTAATTTACTGACAGCGATTGAGAGACAGAACGTAGAGGGCCGAGCCAGAGTGCTTGGCTATCCGGTGAGTGGATTGGTCGCGTCGACGGGAAACGTCAATATGACCTTCACGACCTTGGGCACTTCGCGCAGTGTCGCGGCCAATGCAATCACATTGTCTTGTGATGGTGAAGACGGTGAGAAGGTGTATTTGCAGAATAAGGTTGGCTTCACAATCCCTTCCAACACTACGGATGTTGCTCAGATCTTCGAAGAGGGACAGCTTGTCTCTCAATCTGAGACCGGAACGGGAAAGAAATTTCAGGAAATCGTTCTCAACAAGGCGAAAGTAATTGACGGCACGGTGAAGGTTGTGATTGACAGTGTAGAATGGGAAGAGGTTGACGGTTTAGTAGTTGCTGGTGCAGAGGATACCGTTTATGTTGTTGAACCTTTCGGAGATACCAAGACCAAGATTGTTTTCGGCGATGGTGTATACGGTGCTATGCCTCCCGCGACGATGGCGATGGCATTATCGTTCCGGTCCGGTGGCGGTGTTCGTGGTAATCTTCTTTCGACAACGTCATTCAGTATTGACTCGACGCCCTATTCTTTTGCTATTGCAAATCATGCCGCGTTTACAGGTGGTTCAGAGCGTGAAAATATCGAGCGAATTCGATTACTCGCCCCGCTGCATCGCCGAGCATATGATCGTCTTGTGACGGCTTATGACGTTCGAGGTTTTGTCGAGGGCTTGGCCGGGGTAGCGCGTGCGAAGGTGTCTGTGACAAGCGGAGTGGTTTACATTTATGTCGTTCCAGTCGGCGGTGGTGTGCCGTCTAACGATTTATTGAATTCTATTGATTCTGCTGTATCTGAAAAACTGGTAATGGGGTTTACGCCTTTCGTCGCGGCTCCCGCATATCTGCCAGTAACGATAACGGTTGTAGGTGTAGCGCAGGATTATCTTGTGGCGACCGAAGTCGAGAATTCAGTTGAGACGGACATTCTTGCAAGATTGAATCCTGTTGCGGTTGACGCGAACGGTGAGTATTTGAACGACTTTGGCCGTTCACTGATGCTTGACGATTTGATTTATGTTATCCGGCAGAATGGCGCTATGAAACCCGGCTTCACGATCGTTGTGCCTACATCTGCAATAGCTGTTGGTGACAACCAGATTCTTACGCACGTGGCGAGCACCGTCTCTGTGTCGGCTACTGGTGGCACGTTACTCATTGAGTTTACGACTCAAGGAATTTCGTTATGAATATAGATGCAAATACGCGTAAGTATCTTGATTTATTTGCCGATGCTCTCCAAAGAAGTACCGATGCTATTCAAAAGTTACGATGGCTTGATGATGTTCGGCGATGTCCAGAGGATGTTCTGAAATTGCACTTTCTTGAAAATGGACTTGTGTATCCTGATTTTCCAGAAGCAACCTCTACGATTAAGCGCAATGTCCTTCTGAATAGCGAAGAGATTCACGCAAAGCGTTTCACGGTTGCAGGACTGCTGCAGTATATCGGATATTTTTTAGACGCAGGTGTGAGCATCGATGTGAATTATGGTGCAGAAAGAAAGATTCTGGCTCTTGGTTCGTCGGTGATAGGATTGCCCAATGTGGAAATGTTGGATGCGGATGCTTGTTTTCATTTGTATAAGGACCAACCGATGGGTATCACGATTACGTTTGAGGATGTTTCCGCACAGATGCGAGAATGGTTTGAAAAGACGATTAAGTATGAACTTCCGTTCGGAGATAGTGCCCAGTCAGTGGTCACATTGTATTTTGTTTAATCAGAGGAGTACGTTATGTCACAGCCAATTCCATTAAGACCTACGGCAGATGTGTTTGATGAATCAGTATTGAAGGTAGAGTTTCTTCCGCTTCCTTGGCAGATTCCCGATTTTAGTCTCAACTTGAACACCGAGGCGTTGCTCAAGAGGTCTGAGTTGTTTTTCAAGAATCTGTTCGGTGCCGTGCGTGTCAGTGGATGCGGTGTTACCTTTTCGTCTCAGTCTGACGAGATCACGCTAGAAGCCGGAATGGTTCTATACGGTAATTATGTTCTGCGTATTGGAGAGGCTCACGCATTTCAGAATGATCAATCTGATCGCGTTCTCGTTGCGCGTGTGACCGTTATAAAGTTGACGTCTGTATCGAATCCTGAGATTGTGAATGTGAATCCTCCGGTAACGTTGCAGTCAATGCCTGGACCGAACCAATATCGGTATGCCGTTGACTTTCTGTATCAAGCGAGTGTCCCTGCAGACACAGAAACAACTTTTCACGTGAAGCTTGCCAATGTCTCCGCTTATGGTGTGGTGACGAACGAACTGCCGTTGCATGATATACCGATCGGTAACATTTCGTTTGCTGATCTGATCAACAGCAAGATTTCCAAGAACGGAACGACTGCAAGTACCTTTGCCATCGGGAACACTGCGGCAGTTCTTGCAAGCGATATAGACAAAACCCGAACGACGAATCCAACATTTGGTGTTGGTGACTCTGTTGCTGTTCTCGCAAAGGATATCGATAAGACGAGGACGACTAATGCTACGTTCGGCATTGGCAACACTACGGCGGTTCTTGCAAGTGATATCAATAAAGACGGAACGATTGGCGCCGAATTCCGTGTAGGTGTAGGGACGAAGAATGGTGGTAATGGTTACAAAGTATTGACCGAAGAAACTCCCGCGGTGATCAATCCTCCTGCTGCGCCCTTGAATTTGCGTATTGAAGATGTTTGTGCTATAGCTCCTGACGGTCTTATTTCGGTCGCGGATGGTGGTGTTACTCTTGCCAATGAGGCACGGACAGCGTTACTTGACCATCGCGCATTGGTGAATCTCGCATGGGACTTTAACGATATCGAAGGTTATGGAAGCGAAGATAGTGAGTTCGCGATCTCCAATGAAGCGTATTCAGCAACGGGTTATTTCTCTCACGACCAACTGGTTGATCGGCGTTTGGCTGTGCCCGGTGGTGCGACTTACAGAGTCGTTTCGAATCTTGCAACAGTTGATGATCAAACTATTCTGACCGTCACACAGAATGGTATCCCCGTTAACCTTGCAGATGTTGTTGCGACGTCGGAACACCCGTTTGTTATGCACTGTGGCGGTGCCACGTCGTTTTCGGTCGTTGCTCAAGGCTATATGTCTGATGGTGTGACACAGAATCCTGCGGACCGTATAGAGATAGATGTATCGGATGTTATTAACAACGTCCCAGTATCTCGCGTGCGTTTACCGCTTTTGATAGGGTGTAAGTATCAAATAAAGGTTCGCGCGATTGCTAGTGGAATTCTTGGTGTGCCTGCAATGTTGCCGAGTGGTTCATATCAGAAATATACACAGACACAGACGTATGGTTCACCGTTCCTTGTTAAGCTTGCTACATTGGATGCAACTGATGCGTCACTCAGTGTGGCAGCCAATCCGTATGGATTTACGGCGGTGATAGCTGGCTATACGCCTGCTACTGCGTTTGAAATGGTTTACGTTGCGGGTGTCGAGGCTGATTTTGATAATGCTCAACACACGCACGTTATATTCTGTGACCGTAGGCGTGAATTTGTAACAACGGATTCTCGGAATTATAGTATCAAGATCAGACCATTGATAGCGAGTCAGGTTGTTGGAACTACGCTCACGGCTAGCATAGTAAGCGGAGCTGGTGGTTTCCTTCCTACCGACGCTGTGCTGTTTAGTAAATTTATATCGTGCTGGACGTTTAGTGGCAGCCATGCTACTCAAGGCTCCAATTTCGGTACGAGGACATACCTTGTTAGAATGGATGATTCAGGCGGGGGGATAGGTTACAAGTACACACCAGCGGGGGGGAGTTATCGTTTGTCTGGTATTCCTACATCGAATATTGGCAGTGTATACGTAGACGCAACTGGTTTCGAATATGACATTATTTACATCGAGAACTGGCCGACAAGTGAGACTCAAGGTATCACGCAGTTGAGACTTCGCTGTCCAGTGGGTTCCATCGACAAGTCACCTGCGGAGGGTGCCTGGACTATTAACACGTCACTGAGAGGACGACTTCTCCACGAACTTCACTCATACCCGACGCCCGTCAGAATCGTTGGCGTTGTATTTGAGTGCCAACAACTTGACGCTGGCCAGATGTTGTTGCGATGGTATCAAGATACGCCTACTGGTCGCACGAAGGCGAATACACTCTTGATTTCCGAGGAAGGCAAATATAGTCAATTATCAAATGTTGTGGTATCATCTGTCGATGGTGCGCTCGATTTTGCACTTGATTGCTTTGACCCTGGTGTTGCGCCGAATAACAACGCTGCATTTATGGGAACCATCACTGTTTATGCACGGACGATATCAAATACTGTGGCTGTTATTGCGGAGCAATCATTGTGACAAATTATCGCATCACCGATACAGACATCGAAATACTCGGAACGAAGTTTGACCGTCAAGGTAGAGCTGCCGTTGGTGCATACGTTCAGGTAATCGAGCATTTCTCGAATAGAGTGCTTGCGCGAACCAATACAGATGTATTCGGTCAGTGGCTGGTATCTATTTCGAAGTCTGGTTTTGGTGGTGGTCGGTGTGATATTCGGTTTATCCACGCGAAGTTGTTACAGAATTTTCTGCCTGCCGGTGACTGGGAAACGTTGGACGTCGCCGTCACGCCGAATAGCGGTCTTGTCCTTCAACCTATCGACATATTTGGACAGTTAGATCTTGTCGTTGGGCTTGTATCCTCTACGGTGCGCGAGGTAATCAGCCCTTATGCCGTTAATAGTTCGAAGCTTGTCTTCACCAATAATTCTGGTGATGATCTGACGGTGAGTATTGACAGTATTGAGATCCAAACCGACGCACGGACGCGCGAAGATCATTATGTCCCCTTGGAAATACTTACCATTTGGATTGATGGTGTGGCCAAGGCTCTTTCGGATGAGTTTACGATACCTGCCGGCCAGTTTGTCGTTTGTCTCACCGGTGAGACATTTCGTAGTGTGTATAAGGTAAGATTCACGGGAGCCGAAATTGGCAATCCCTTACTTGATATCAAGGTTGTTACCTATGTCGGTGCTCACGAAATAGAGGCTGGTCGTATTAGGGTTGAAGAAGGAATTGTAATCTCTGCGGGTGGTGTTGGTGGCGTTATCATTGACGAAGCAGGTATTTCTCAGAGGAACGAGGACGGTCTAGTAGTCGGTGAATGGAAGAATATCCCCGATCTCGGCAGAGGAATATTGAATCTTGGTAATCTTGGAACGAATTTGGCTCCCAAGTGGGGATTCAGAGTAACGAATGAAGGCGAGGTTTATGCCGGTGGTTGGTCGTTAACAGAGGATGAGTTTCAGAAAATTGAAACCGGCAAGAGTGCGGTTCAGTTGTCGTCGAAAGACTCCCGATTCTCTGTATATCAGTATGAGGATAGTTCATATCAGGAAGTAGCTCGTGTCGGTGTTCTTAGTGCTGATGGTCTCCGCGCTGGCTTGTGGGGTTCGGTTGGTGGGATAGGTGGCACTCCGGAAAATCCTGCTTTGTCAATGACAGGCGAAGGCATTGAGATTTTAAGCGGTGAAACACCTGTGACTTTCATTACGTCGAGAAATGTGTGGCGAAAAGATGTAACTGCTTGGGCTGCCGACATCGAAAACGTTGTCAATGGTTCGTTCGATGTGAATATGAATGGATGGACAGATGAGTGTGAATCCAATGCTTCTGCTACTATCCAGAACACGCATACATACGAAGGTGCAAACGCTCTATGTTTAGAGTCTGGTGTAGACTTTGACCCTGGTGCTCCGGGTGTGTCTCAGACAATGGTAATTGAAGGTGGCTCGGTGTGTAAGATAAGCTTTGCTTCTCTGCCAATGACAGATTCGCCGCTTTACTTCACACTGAACGATGGCACATCCGATGTGGTCGATGTGGTGTTGGCGTATGATGGCAGCGGAATTTTCCGAGTGTATTCGAAGACGTTTGTTATTGCTGGAACTGGCCCCAAAAATATTGTTATCAGGTTTCAGTGTGATCAATGGGACAGGTCAACAGGCAATCGAGCAACTTCTTACATCGATTCAGTGTCGTTGGGAATTTACTCTCCGTTCTCTGAATTGAATCTCAAGGGGTTGTTTATTGGAAACACACCAGCGTCCTATGTAAGATTTGGCAGTGGTTTGGCCGAAATTAAAGTGGATGAATTGACAACCAACGCTATGACCGTGATGGGAGATCTCAAAGTATATGGTCAGACGTTCTCATATACTCCATCCGCATCTGGAGCGCCTATTCTTGTTTTGAACTCTGGCCTTCCGGGTCTTGTGTATGGTGGATTGGAACTGGATGACTCTGCAGGCTCCACGAACCTTTTATTCTATGATCGTGATGATGCGAACGCGAACAAGTGGAAGTTCGGTTCTCGCCTGCACGCAAAGGTTGGCACACAATTATTGCCTACGTGGTTGGGGCGTCCGGTCCTGGCAGATGTAACCAGTGGAGATGTCACTGTCGCTGGTAGTTTAACCGCGAGTAGTTTTCTAAAAGGTGGCGTGGATATCAGCACGGTCTACTCAGAGATTTATACGTGCCCTTACAATATCGAGTCGCTTGTTCCGATAACGATTCCCGGGTCAAAGTCATACAAGGTTGGTTCGAACAAGTTGTTAGTGTTTATCAATGGTGTCTTACAGCAAGCTGGAACGAGTAATGATTATAGAGAAGTTGGAAATACGGGAGATGTGGCGACGACCGTGATGTTTAACTATAACATTGCACAAGACAGTAAAATAACCTTCATAATCTTATGTGGATAATACAGACGCATTTCGCGAAATTTTTAGTGTATTGGGACGCCTCAATGGGCAAGTGGAGTTCTAAGATTACAACCAAGTACGAAACTCGTGAAGAGGCTCAGTTCGCAGTCGATCACGAGTTACCCAAGGGTCACAATGCAATCATTAAGGAGATACAATAATGGCACGGACTAGATTAGCGGTTTACGATGGCGAACAGATAGCGTTCTTCGAATCCAACAACGTTGCCTCTGCATACATTACGAAAGATAGCAGTGGTATAAAGTTGGTTGGTGCCACAACGTATGTAGCCAATTTGAATCTGACTGCCGGTGCTATTTCGAACGGCTCTTGGCAAGGTTCGAAAGTTGCTGAGATCTATGGTGGAACGAATCAGAGTGCATATACGACTGGCGATATTCTGTATGCTAGTGGAACCAATACGCTGGCAAAGTTAGCGATCGGTGCTACCGGCAAGATTCTCTCCGTGTCTGGTGGCGTTCCGGCGTGGAGCGATACGATTGCTGGAAGTTTGGTTATCACCGGCAACTTGACGGTGCAGGGAACCACGATAACGATTGCCTCGACGGAGATGGCAGTTGTTGATAAGAACATTACGGTCAATGTTGGTGGGTCCGGAGCAAGTTCAGCAGGTGCAGGTCTCACAGTTATTGGTGGCAACAATGCTAATACGGCAGGCACAGGAACGGTCTCGTCGTCGGGCATGGCTGTGACTGGTGCGGGTACGGCGTTTATCACAGAGTTAACGCCAGGTATGTCGATCACGGCAAATGGTCAGACTCGAATTGTCGATGTGATTTCAGACGCCACGCATTTGACTGTGACCGTTGCCTTTTCTCCGAATGTCACGACACAAGCGTTTACCTATGTTAAGTCCGGTTCATTGATTTGGGATACTACTGCCAAACAATGGAAAGGTGGAGTTGTAGGTGCAGAGCAAGAGTTGCTTACTCCTACTGGCACAGCCTATAACGCCAGTCACGTTGATATAGGTGCCTGGAATACTGATCTTGATTATTACGTGGCGTTAGTAGATGGTCAGGGGGCGAGTAATTGTCATATAGGTGGCACTATTAACATTACTGCCAATCCGTTTACAGGTGTTTTTTGTGCGAATCGTTTTACGTCTCTTATAGCGACAGGAACGGCACCGTTGACCGTTGCATCGACGACGGTAGTTTCCAATTTGAACGCTGATCTTTTGGATGGTAATCATTCCTCTGCTTTTGCTCTTGTAGGTCAGACGATGTATATCGGCACGACTGGTGTTGCGATTAACCGATCTTCCGGCGCATTGACGCTTGCCGGATTGACCCTCACGACTCCGAATATAGGCGTAGCAACTGCAACATCAGTGAATAAAGTAACGATTACGTCACCAACAACATCGGCCACGTTGACGCTCGTTACGGGGAGTTCTTTGATTACTGTAGGCGCTTATTCGCTTACTTTGACGTCGACAGCAACAACGAATGTAACATTTCCATCAGGAACAAAAACTTTATTGGCTACCGATGGAAGCGCAGCAAGCCTTACAAGTTTCCCGACGTTGAATCAGAATACAACGGGAACAGCAAGCAACATTACTGCCTATACGATCAATCAGAATCTTGGAACAGGTAATTCCCCAACCTTTGCTGGATTGACAGTAGCATCAGGAAGTGCGGCTATTGATATAACCGTAGGTTCTCTGGCATATCCGGGAAAGATAGGGCTTAACACGGCAGACGATGGTGCGAATGGATTTGTTCTCACGTTGACACCTGAATCTGGTGCTGGTGTAACTGGTAGTCAGACAATCACGGTTCCTGCTGCGACTGGAACAATCTCTTTGACTTCGCATAATCATAGTGGAGTTTATGCTCCTGTAGCTCAGACGTTTTACATCGGAACGACTTCTGTTGCAATCAATCGTGCTTCTGCCGCATTGACGCTTGCTGGATTGACCTTCACGACTCCGGATATCGGCGTGGCGACTGCAACATCAGTGAATAAAGTAACGATTACTGCACCGACAACTTCTGCTACCTTGACTTTGGTGACGGGAAGTTCGTTGATAACGGTAGGTGCGTATGCGCTTACGTTGACATCGACAGCGACGACAAACGTAACATTCCCATCAGGCACGAAGACGTTATTGGCTACTGATGGAAGTGCGGCCAATCTTACGAACTTCCCGACATTGAATCAGAATACGACAGGATCGTCTGCTTCTTGCACAGGGAACGCCTATAACGCCAGTCACGTTGATATAGGTGCCTGGAATACTGATCTTGATTATTACGTGGCGTTAGTAGATGGTCA